TGAAGGAAAGATACGAAGGCACATCTCTTGGAAGGCAGGAACTATATGCTGAGATCATAGAGGACTTTGAAGGTGCTTTGTGGAGCAATAAGATGATAGAAGAAGGCAGGCTTAACGAGAACGAAGAGAGAGACCTTAGACAAATAATCGTAGCCATAGACCCTGCTGTGACCGCTAATGAGAAGTCTGACGAGACTGGGATCATAGTGGCAGGCAAAGACTACAACGATAGATTCTATGTCTTAGAGGATGTATCTGGTGTCTACACACCTGATCAATGGGGCAGAAAAGCTATAGATTGCTACTATGAGTGGCAAGCTGATAGAATAGTAGCGGAAGTAAATAACGGTGGAGACTTGGTAGAAAGACTATTAAGGAGTATAGACCCTCATATACCCTATAGGTCAGTAAGAGCAACGAGAGGCAAACTTACAAGAGCAGAGCCTATCAGTGCCTTATATGAGCAGAAGCGAGTACACCATGTCGGATATTTTGCAGAGCTAGAATCACAGATGTGTTCTTACACTGGAGAAACCAAACCTTCCCCTGACAGGTTAGATGCTTTAGTATGGGCAATGACCGAACTCAGTAAGTCTAGGGGTGAGGTGAATTGGAGGATTAGCTAATGGCAACAATACTGGACAATATTAAAAACGTATTCACACCTAAGCCTGTGGAAGAAAAACAAGTAGGTAACATGGTAGGATATTTTGGTGTAGGTTCATCAAAGTCAAAACAATACACTTATGCAGATTTAGCCGAAGAAGGCTACATGAAAAACAGCATCGTCTATAGATGCGTAAACGAGATAGCCAAAGGTGCTAGTGCAGTACCATTTATGGTAAAAGCAGGAGATCAGGTTTTAGATAGTCACCCTATCGTCACCTTAATGAGCCGACCTAATCCTTTGCAATCCCATAGTGAGTTCTTCAACAGCATCTTTGGTTTCTTACTACTTAGCGGTAACGCTTACATTCTTAGAGTTGGATCGGAAGTAGGCGCACCAAAAGAACTACATCTCCTAAGACCAGACAGAATGGTGATCAAAGGTGGTAGTAATCCAATACCAGATAGATATGAGTATGTGATAAATGGCAGAGTCCAAGCTGTGTACGATGTTGAAGAAAGAACAGGATTTAGTGAGGTTAAGCACGTCAAACTATGGAATCCTTTAGATGATTTTTACGGACTGTCACCTATGTCAGCAGCAGCTATAGAGGTAGATCAGCACAATATGTCAGGTAAACACAATATAAACTTACTCAGCAACGGTGCAAGACCAAGTGGTGCAGTCGTATTTAAGCCACAAGATGACGCAGGTATATCAGTAAACTTAACAGAATCACAAAGACAACAGTTACTAACAGACTTAAACAACAGATTTAGTGGTACTGCCAACGCAGGCAGACCTTTGTTGTTGGAAGGAGACTTTGATTGGAAAGAAATGGGTCTCAGTCCTAAAGATATGGATTTCCTCAATCTGAAGCACATGGCAGCTACGGACATTGCTATGTGTTTCGGAGTACCAAGTCAGTTGGTAGGAGTTCCAGATGCACAAACTTATGCAAATGTAGCTGAAGCTAGACTTGCACTTTATGAAGAAACCATCATTCCACATTTGAAAAAATTGGAGTCAGACTTCAATGAATGGTTAGTTCCTATGTTCGGAGAGAACCTAGAGTTCTGTTTTGATATTGACAAGATACCTGCTTTAGCTGAAAGAACTAAACGCACATACGAGAATGTAACCTCAGCAGTCAGAGAGGGGATAATGACTAGAAACGAAGCTAGAGAAGCTATCGGTCTATCACCAATAGACGGTGCAGATGATTTGTATATTTCAGCAACCTTATTCCCAATAACCTCTGATGAGGGTGGAGAGCAACCAGACGATCCAGTAGCAGAAGAAGAGTTAGATGCTTATGTAGAAGATGAAGATATGGATTTAGACTTCTTAGAAGAAGATGAGAAAGCTCTGTCTGATATAGATACCATGCCTACAGATGGTATGGCTACAGAGGCACAGAGAGGCTTAAACTGGAGACAGGAACATAATAGAGGCGGTACGGCAGTCGGTGTTGCAAGAGCCAATCAATTAGTAAGCAAAGAAAGACTATCTATCAGCACAGTTAAAAGAATGTTTAGCTTTTTCTCAAGACATGAAGTAGATAAGCAAGGACAAGGGTTTGATCAAGGTGAGGACGGTTATCCATCAGCAGGCAGAATAGCATGGGCATTGTGGGGCGGTGATGCAGGCTTTGCTTGGTCAAGACGTAAGGTAGAGCAGATCAAGAGGGAAGAAGAAAAGTTCTTGGCTCTTGATAACCATATAGAGGTAAAGCTGACAGAATCTAAAGCTGTCTCTGGTGCTGTAAAGAAAGGATTACAAAAGAAAGTAGATGATCACAATGAAGAGTATGGCGATACTACGACTAAGAGAACAAACCTCAGAACACTCACCGCAGTATTTGAAAGAGGTGTTGGAGCATATCGTACCAACCCATCATCAGTTAGACCAAGCGTGAACAGCGAAGAGCAATGGGCATACGCTAGAGTCAATTCATATCTATACGCACTTAGAAACGGTAGATTCAGAAGTGGTAAGCACGATACAGACTTATTCCCAAAAGGACATCCATTAAGCAGTAAATGATCCCTTCTAAGAAGCAGATTAGCAGATTCCGCAGAGGAAGAGTTAGTGTGCAAAGAGAGGTTAGAAAACAACTCAGAATCCGTAACAACTTAGAGCGTGGTTTATTTCGCAGGCTCACATCTTTATTTGGTAAGTTCGTAAATACAAAAGCATTTCTTTACAGAGAGTTTGGACAGTTTGATCAAACGATAGCAGCTAGAGAACTGCAAGAAGAGTTGATCCCAACAATGCAACAGCACTATCGCAGGATATTCCGAACTTTGTATACAGAAAATAATAGGACTAATACATTAGAAGAAGTAAAAGAAGAAGCATTGGTCTTTGGTAGAAACGTAGATTTAGAACCTCTCATAGAAGAATACTATCGCACCAGAGAGCTTTTATTAGTAGGAGTAACATCAGGAATATCTAACAGAGTTGAACGTATTATCATCTCAGGCAGAGAAGAAGGCTTGACCCTTGTGCAGATAGCACAGAACATTGAAAGAAATGTAAGACCGATAACAAGAATTAGAGCAGCTACTATAGCAAGGACAGAGACACACAATGCAGCAGGTTTTGCACATCATAAATATTACGAGCAAGTCCAAAGTGATTATGGTTCTAAACTGTTGAAGAGATGGGCAGCCACAAATGACTTAAGAACAAGAAGTGATCATTCTGTTGCAAATGGGCAGATTAGAGACATGAATGAGGACTTTATTGTAGGTGGAGCGCAGATGGCTCACACAGGAGACCCAAGAGGAGGAGCTAAGAATAATATTAACTGTAGATGTGTGATTATTTACGTTGATGAACAAGATGTTGTGCTTGACTAATCATTCAGATACTATATGTAGACATATATGCCAATACCTAAACCGAAAACAGGAGAAAGTAGAAGCAATTTTATGAGTCGTTGCATGGGAGATAAGACTATGACGGATGAATATGACACTGACCAAAGACTAGCAGTCTGTAACTCAAGTTATAATTCCAAAGAGGAAGAACAGGTCAACGATGAGAAAAGAGAGGTAAGCAAAGACGTGTTTACCACCGAAGAGGAAGCAGAGGCAAGAGCAGAAGAAATAGGATGCTCTGGAACTCACAGTCATGACGAAGATGGTAACACCGTCTATATGCCTTGCGCTTCACACGCAGATTACACCAGACTAACAGGAGAAGAGCTTGAGAACGAAGAATCAGGCTATGGATATGGTGGTCGTATGAAAAAACCTAAGAAGCCTAAGAAGAAAGAAGCTGATTGTTCTTGTGAGGACAACGTGGCTGAACTTAAGTCTTTTATAGAGGTACATTCTGAGATCAAAGCAAATGACAACGAAGATGGTACTTTTGAAGGCTATGGCTCTGTATTCAATAACACAGACTTAGGTAATGATGTCATCAAGACAGGAGCTTTCACTAAGAGTCTATCAGAGCGTGGCACTAAAGGTGTCAAGCTGTTATATCAACACAAGTCGGATATGCCTATCGGTGTTTTTGATGAGATTGTTGAGGACAGTCATGGCTTAAGAGTCAAAGGTAGATTAGCTCTAGGTACGACAGCAGGCAGAGATGCTTACGAATTACTAAAGATGGGTGCATTGGACGGTCTAAGCATAGGCTTCCGTGTGAACCCTAAAGAGGTTTCTTATGATAAGCGCAAAGGACAGCGTATTATCAAAGAGGTAGACTTAATGGAAATTAGCCTTGTTACTTTCCCTATGAACCCTAAAGCTACGGTTCGTCAGGTTAAGGGTGAGGAGATTTCCATAAGGGAATGGGAGAACGGATTGCGTGATGCTTTCAACTTATCTCGTTCAGAAGCAAAGGTTGCAGCAAAAGCTGTCAATCAAGCATTTACTCAGCGAGATGTTGATGTTGATGCTGAAGTGGTAGAAGCCATAAAACAATTAACATTAACTATAACCAAACTCTAAGGAGCAATTATGTCTGAAGATATAAAAAATGCTGTTTCTGAAATTGGTCAGGCTTTTGAAGAATTTAAAAAAGCCAATGACGAAAAGTTAGAAGCACTAGAAAAAGGGCAAAATGTTGATACTTTAGTTGACTCAAAACTTGAAGCTATTGAAGAAAAGCTAAATAGTTTAGAGGACATCAACCAAGAGATCACACAAGCCAAGCAAGCTCAAGAAGGAATCAAAGAGCAGGTTGAAAACCTTGAAACGGTCATGAGACGACCAAATTCAGGATTGGAAGCCAAGCAAATTGATGAAGGTCTTGCAGCTTTTGATGCCTACTGTAGAAAAGGACTGGAAGGTCTTGAAGATGCAGAGAAAAAGGCACTAACTGTCAGCAGTGACAACACTGGTGGATATCTAGCACCACCTGAATATGTGAGAGAGTTACTAAAAACTGTAACTGAAATCTCACCTGTTCGTTCAATCGCTAGAGTAAGAAGCACTGGACAAAGATCAATCCAAGTGCCTAAACGTGATGGTC